GTAAGCCATATACAGCTTGATTCCGCTGTCAAGGGACTCAGATACAACCTTCATACCATCGAACTCAGCCAGCAGGTCCAAGGGAGCATCACCACCAACAATGTGGATAGACTCATTGGCCCAGAAGCTATTTGCCTGGCCACCAGTAGCATTCACCTTGCTGATAGTTGCGCCAGACAGGATAGCCGTAGAGATATTGGCATAAGCCGCCTGCTCATCAGTGATGCCAGCTTGGTTAGCTGCGATTGGCTTGGGATAGACCGTCACATTCAGTGAATCAATGGAGATGATGCGGAAAGTCATCAGTTCCCCGGTATCCACCTTATCCATCATGCCAACAGAGTTAACACCAGCGATGGTGATTACGTCACCCACTTGGAAGTTGGTAACAGCAGTGAACGGGATAACACCATAACGATAGTCAACGTTAACGTTCACCCCGCCTGTAGTAGTGTAACCAGCAGGCACTTCAGTCACGTTAGCCGATACAGTGGTAGTAGTGGCGTTCAGTCGAGCATCAACAGTGCCATAGGTAGGCGCTCGCCATACTTCAAACCCGGCAATATTGGGGTTAACCATGCCAGACTGATACGCTTCTTTGTTGATATCCGTCAGAGAGCTGTCGCGGCTTGCCAGATCGTTAGTCATCACCTGAGCAACACGAGGGGCCAGATAGAAGCTGGAACCCATGTCACGGGCAGCTTGACGTTCAGTCAGTATGGTGTCGGCCTCTGCCACAAAGTTATACCCGGTAGAATTGGACTCGTAATACAGTGAGCCGGTATCCGCTACCAGATTAGCAATGTCAGCATTCAGCTTAGCGCTTAAACGCTTGGCAGATGCGCGAGTTCGACGGTTCATGAATCCCTGGTCACGCAGATCATCAACACGCAGCTGGATGAAATCGTTCTTAGGGGTGGATAGGGTTAAGGGGTAGTATTGTTCGATGATGCCAGTTTCTGAGCCGGTCAAATCCCAGCCTTCGATAACGGGCGCTTGTTGTTCTACGGTCTTCCAATACACGTTTGATGCATTTTGCATACGGTCAGGCTCAATCGAGTCAACTTTTGTATTGCGAGAATACACATCGTTTTTGTTGAGCTGTTCCATCACCTCGTCAAACATGGTGACAAGGATTTTACCAGTGCTTAAAGCCATTTTGAATCACCTTTACTTGGTGATCAGCTTGACCCCTGCTTCTCGCGCCTTGCGTCTGATTTTCATAAGATCATCAAACTTGGTAGCTGCATCATATTCTTTCTGCAACTGCTTTGCCGAGGCGCTTTCTACCGCATCACCTTTAACAGCTTGATCCGGTTCAGGTGCTTTGCTGACCTGTTTAGCTTGTTTGGGTTTCAGTTTTTCCGCCAGCCTAGTCATATGAGCAATTGCCTTTAACCCTTTCGGGTCATCTTCAAGCAATTTCTTCAACTGGTCCCGGCCAGCTTGGTTTGTACCAATGTAGTAAGCGACACGCTCACTGCCTTCGCCAACAGAATCAAGCAGATAGGCAAAGCTACCATCAATACCAGTAGCAGCATCAACATCATCAGTAGCCGTGTTAAGTGCGTTTGCCACACGATCCACGCTCACTTTGTTATCTGTTGCAAACTTAGCCGCGTTGACTGCCAGATTCTTAGTCATGGCATCCAGTTGCGCTCTAAATTCTGCATTTGCCTTGTCAGCTTCAGAGTGCCGATTTCGGTAAGCCTCCATATCAGCGAAATACTTCTTCACTGCCGCATCGTACTTCTTGCGGTCGCCTTCGATTCCAGGGTCGTACATATCTGGAAAGGTAGGCTCACCCGCATGACTCTGCGTAGGCTGCTGTACCTGTTGCGCTGGTTGAGTCAGGCGTTTTTCAAGCTCTTCAAGACGTTTCTTGAGTTGCTCGTTTTCGCTTTGCTCTTCCTTGCGCTTTCGACGCTCTTTGCTCAGCTTGTGAATCAAAGCCTCTTCAGGCGTTGGCTCCTGCTGGCTTACTGGCTCCCCTTCTAGCTCAAGCTCAAAATCTTCAGACAATTCAATCGGTTCGTCTTCATTTTCGTCTGGTTCGTCAGCTTTCGCTTCATCCTCTTCCAGCTCCAAACTTTCAACCTTTCCCGATTCTTCCTCAGATTCTACCGATTCCTCAGCAGCTACTTGCGCTCTAAGTTCTTCCAGTGACATAAGATTAACCGCTCTTATAACGTTTAAATGCTGAAACCCGCAGCACTCGGTAATAGGGATAGCGCCCTACTCGCTTGTTCAAATTCTATTACGTCTTTCAATTCAATGCAAAATTACTATTGCATTCTCATCGGAGCAGGCATAAGCGCAGACTGTAGTTTGGAGATATTGTCCAGCTCGTTGCCTTTGATTTCACTGGCTAACTTGCTGGACTCTATACCCATCTTCTGAACTTCAGCCATAGCCTTGACTCGTTTAGTCTCAGCTTCGAACGCTTTAACTTGAGTGTTGGCTTGGTCATTCTGTGCGCCCATTTGATCAGCCTTAGCCTTCTCCATCTCAGCCATTGCCATCAATGTAGCCGCATCGGGTTGGCCTTGGGCTTGTGCCGCCTGCTGTACCATTGCTATCTCTTCGTCAGACTCAGGCTCAAGGATACCCTGAAGAATGAGCTGCTTACGGGCGTAGTCTCTCAAGTGGTCCATCTTCGGGCCTTCCAGCAGGGTTAGGTAGGTCAATAAGATAATCTGGCCTTCTTGCGTCCCCTGAAGTGCTCCATACATATTCTGTAGTTCCGCCCTCGCCTGCTCTTTCTGCGTCTGGTAGGACGGTCCAGTGTCTGCGTAGACCTCAAACCGGCCACGGGTCAGGTCATTGATAACAACCTCTTCCTGTGTCTCTTCATCAAAGACAGCTTCCATTACCATGACTTCCTTTTCTGTACCATCAGGCAATGTAATGGTTACTTCCCTTGGCACGTCATACAGCTCAGCCGCCATGGATGCATAAACCCGACCGCACTGCTTCATGGCCAGGGCGAAGCTGTTCTGATACAAAAACGTTTCCATGTTTTGTACGGATTGAGCCGCCATAGTTTGGCCTTCAGTGACCTGACCGCTCATCATTTGGTCAAGCGACATTTCCCCACCGGTCACATCTTCCACTGCTTCTTTGGTCAATTGCAGTAGTGCAGCCGCTGCCTGTGGGATTTCAGGAGGTCGAGAGTAATCAATTGGTCCCGCGGGGTATGGCTGGCCGCTGGGGGATTTCTCGTTAACCAGATGGTAGGGGAAGTTGTCTGATGCGCCAGACTGAGTCCAGAACCGTTCTAATCCCTGAATCTGTCCTTGATAGAATACCGGCTTTTGTCTCGGGCCTTTGGCCACCACATCAGCAAGATAGGATAGGTTGAAATTGTGCAGCCGCTGACCGTCCTGGGCATCGTGGTAAATCCCTCTCCAGATTTCCCGATTCTCAACCCGCGACCAATCGCCATAAACCGGAATAATGGGGATGTGCTCACCCGGAATACGTTGAGTCTTAACCACGTCATTACCAGTTACGATCTGCTTTGTGACTACCCATCGGTCTTTGTACTTCTCGCCAACCTTGATAAATCCAGCTTCTTCCAGCTCATCAATAACTGACTTCACTTCACGCTGATACACTGCTTTAGTCTGGCCAAGCGGGTCTTCAAAGATGAATACTCGTTCGCGCTTCTTTTCCTTGAAATAGAATTCACCTATCTTGATTTCCTTATTCTTGGAAGACCAAAACAGGTTATTAGACTTATTCATAGACTTGAACGGTGCAGGATGCTTTTCGCACTTGATATCGTTCTCTTCGCAGTATGTCTTCCATCCCTCTTTCGTGAAAGTGGTTACAATGCAGGCCCATCGTGCGTCTGACTTGTCTTTCTTAACCGCGTTCGAGTCGAAGTAAACACAGTTATTCGCCTCATTAATCGGTTCAGCTTTGATCTTCTGGTAGTTATTCAGGTCATCAAATGTTGACTCGTACTCGGTCACCAGACGGAAAGCACCAAAACCACAATCAACTTGGTCTTGCAAAGCCGTCTCAATGGCCTCTTCTGACGTAATCATGTCTGTTCGATACATGCCGCCCAGGGTTTCAGCACCTTCGGGGTCTGCACCATCTTTAGCCTTGAACGTAATATCTATCGGGTTGGACCACAATTCACCAAGAATGCGATTACGCTTCTTTTTGACAATATCGAATGTGCCGCGAAACTGAGTTAGAACATCGTTTGCAATGTCATCGTCCCACTGGGAGACACGGGCAAACACCAGCATGTTGCTGGCCTCTTCGCGGGTCACATCGGTACTGACTTCCGCACTCTCAACGAGTTCTAAGATTCGTTCGTGATCCATGCCTGCTACCTAATGGGGTTATTGGGGGCGGAATGTAGACTTCTTGAGTCTTGGCCCGCTGTCCGTATTGTATTGCATATCTGCGCATCATGTATGCATATCTCACTGCATCCAAGGCGTCATCATTGGTTTTGACAATCTTGCCTTTCTCGTCACGGTGATACTGTAACACTTCATCGAGTACAGTTCTTAATCCCCTGAATATCTTGAGTTTACCCTTCATCATGAGGTCGTTCAGCTCAAATATTCCCGCTTCCACCGCGTTGCCACCAGTTGGCCACTGAGCATGCTCGAACAGCATATT